TTGCTTGGTCTACGAAAAGGGTAACAGAAAACTCTTTATCGTCAGACTGATATTTTTGCTTTGGGTTGAACAGGTTGGGGAAGTACATGACAGCATCGCCGCCTGTAATATACACCTGCTCGAATTTGCCGACTTCTTTTACTACTACGTTCATAAATACCTCACTTGTTGATTTACATTTGCTACTTTAGCAGTTTTTGATGTTTAGTGCAAGTCTTTCATGTTAGGGCCGACTTCAGACTCTACCCTAAAGATAACTGGTACGTCAACACCGTATACTTCTTTATATCTTTCAGGTATTGCCGTCATGGCCTTCTCCACTTCTGGTATTACACTGTCTCTTGCTCCTTTTGCCAAACTAATCCAGATACAGTCATGTACTGTATTCATTAACAGTGCTGTGTTGTTAAAGTTATCGGTTTCTACAAACTTCCTCCACACCATTCCAACTGCTGATGCTACTACACCGCCTGCCTCACCTTGAATAGAGTAGTTCTTCATTTGTGTGGGACTGAAGCTAACTTCTACACCTCGGTCTTTCATAAAATCAGGGGCTTCTTGTTGTGTAAAGCCATAACGTGCATTTGTGCCTGTTGTTGCCCTATGCCAACCAAACTTTACAGGTACTCCGTTTATGCAGGTGTCCGTCTCTACGGAATTCTTATCGACCTGCCTAGCCACCCAAGCATTATACTTCTCTACGTTTGGGTACATACGGTTCTCAGCTTCAATAAAAGCCTCTACTTCCTCTATAGACATACCAGTAGATGCTGCAATAGCCTTAGCTCCTGCTCCATAGGCTCTCTGGAAACTAAATCCCTTGGCCTTGGTTCTTTCGAGGTCGTAGTACGGGTCTTTCTCTTTCTTTGCCTTACGTACAACCTCATCGTAGTCCTCCCCTAACTTAGCTGCAAGCCTAAGACTGTGGAAGTCTACGCCATCGTTTACGTTCTGAATCATGTTCTTGTCTTTGCTGATCCAAGCCTGAATTACAACTTCCAACGAGCAGTTGTGTGACAACATACCCTCTGCAATAAACGTCCTAGTAGATGTCCGTAATGCTATAACAGTTTTATTACCGACATCTTCAATCTTGACTATTTTCTGAGGTTTATTTCTTTTACCTCTGATTATAGTTCCTTCATACCTCTGCTGTAGTTTATGTAGTAGCCTTATAGGTTTATATGTACCAACTACTTGCCAAGCGGGCCTTTGCCCACGAAAGTTGTAATTAGTACACATATTAAGATTATAACTTGTACTAATGTCTAAGTCATTTAACTTACTGCCTATCTCTACTGCCTTTTTACCTACAATGGCGTTATCGTACGTTTTCTCTGTTTGGCCAAAACCTACGGTAGAGCCGTTCTGTCCTATCCAACCCTCTCCATCTAAGAACCCTGCCATCCAAGCCCCTTCTATAGTTTGATCTAAATCCTCCCAAACAGGAACTACTTTAACTAAGGTGTCATTCTCCTGCAAGTCCTCTGCTTTAATCCATTTATTTGCTCCACCCCAATACTTCCTAGCCACCCATTGGTGCTCCGAGCTACAAACAACATTGGTACCGTCTTCAAACGTGATTTTCAGACACGGTCTTTCTATCATCTCCTTTTTCTCGACCACTGCTTTTCTAAACTGAGTGTTCCCATAACTTTTCAGATCTTCGTCAAAAGCAACTAGTTCCTGTCCCACCTCCAATTCCTCAATTGGAACATGGCTAAAGTTATGAGTGAGAATACGTGTTCCCGGAACAACACAAAAATCCACCTCGGCAACCTCACCACCTTCAAAATGAGATACGAACATCTCACGTACATCTGAAGTGTTACCTCGTGGAATCTGCTGTGCATTTGGCTTACTACTGCTCAATCGACCTGTGTCTGTTTGTACGTTATTCAATGTATGGTGGATAACGCCATCCTGTGCATACCTGAGCATACCGCTTGAATAGAAAGCACTCAGGTCTTTCTCTTTCTTCTTCAGCTTTGCAAGGATTTTAGCAACTTCAATTCCCCTAGCAGAAAGCTCTTTGATTACATCTTCACCAGTCTTGTAAAACCCCGGCTCTTTTAGTCCCCACTCTTTACGTGGCTTAGTGAGTCCCGTTAGCGGATACTCTGTCTGTGCAATCTTATACTTTGGCCTGTCTAAGTCATTAATTTTCACCTTCTTGGTTTTTAGTTGGCCCTTCTTGTCGCCAGTCTTGTATCTAACTTCATTTCCGTGTGGGTCAAGTGCAGGAACCTCTACTGTCTTCTTGAAATACTCCTGCTTACCATCCATATCTACTTTTGGTTCTCTTGTTTTGTATTTGATAGGCCCGCCAAATAGGAATGCAGACAACTGTCTGCCACTAGACCAGTTAAACTCTGCACCCTCTGGAAGTTGTGGTGTGTATTGCTCAAGTTCTCTATATAGACCTTCAATTTCCTTTCGTAGTTTTGATTCATTCCGTTCAGCAACCTCTAAATCTACCTTCAGGCCGTTGAACTCCATTTCAATGTTTCCACACAAGCTGTCCATACGCTCCCTGATCATGGCAGTCATACCAAGTTTATTGGCTTCTTTGGCAACGCCCTTGAAGATCCCCTCTGTTGTATCTAGGTCGTGGTCTAGGTAGTCAAGGAGTTCTTGTTTTGGAATATCAATAGTGTCAATACCATTCTTCCAATACTCCTTGATCTTATCTGGCTTTAGGGGCAGACCATAGATGTTAGCCATACTATCCATAGAGGCATATTTCTCCTGCTGTGCAGTGATAAAATACCGAGCATACTGACAGTCATAAATCCTACCGCCCCGCTTGAAGAAGTTGACGAGTACGGGATGCCTCCATAAGTACAGTAGGTCAAACTTTAGGTTGATGCCAACAATAGCACCAACCCCCTTCAACCAGTCTCCTTCTGGGATAGCATTCTCCTGACTAATGTGTGTTTTAATCCTGCGGCCATTTGAATACTTCAAACCCATAGAGACAATGTAGTTATCTTTATCGAACGGGTTTGCAATGCGGCCATAGCTCTCTTTAGTAGAGGTTTCTAGGTCTAGTACAACGTATTTAGCCACGTACCCTCCCGTGATTATCGTGGTAATCTAATTCCAACTCTCGGGCCTTCCTAATGCACACAGCTTCAAACTTGGTGTCGTAGTTTCCTAAGAACTCCCTGTTCTCACCTGATCCCCCAATCTGCACTGCCCACTTAGACTTATGACGCAACCAGTAGACTCCGGGATACCCACTTTTGTTGTTTGCATAGAGCCTTTGGTTCCTGCCATTCGTTTTCTTATCGGCCAATCTAAGGTTACACCACCGATTGTCTCCGTTTATGTGGTCTACGTACTGCTCAGGCCATCTATCTTCCATAAACAAAAAAGCGAGTCTATGTGCCTTTATCATAAGACCCTTCACTCTTATTCTGAGGTAGCCATCTCCGTGTCCCTCAGACAGTCCGCCTGCTTCTTTGCCAGCAAAACGTGTATTGAAGTTCCTATTACCTCTCGTTGTATCCGGTCTGGCTTTCCATATAAACTTACCCGTCTCTGGCATATAATCAAGGTAGGATTTTATACCTTCGTCTGAAATACGGTATTTGGTCTTGCTAGTCGCCATACAGTGCCTCTAAATCTTCGTCTGCCTCTGCAAGTTCTTCGTAGGGGTTTGGCACAGGCTTGAACTCCATAGTCTCTGGATAGAACCTAATCCAACCTGCTTCGCCGGTCTCACCTGTCCTACGGCATTTTACCAAGACAAACCTAGTGCTGTTCCTAATTTTTGGATCATCTGCTGTCTTGTCACGACTCATAAGAATAGTGTTGAACGATACTTGGTTGATAGAACTTGAACCTTTCAGATTGTATTCTGACACATCGTGCGGGTCTTTTCCATCAGGTTTTCTCATGTGACTCACAACGAAGATTGCTGCATTCGTCTTCTTAGCTAGCTTCAGTAGCTTGTCTTGAAACTCGTCAATGACATTATTCTCGTTTGACGGAACCGCTTGCTGCAACGGGTCAATCATGACTACGGAAACATCCATAGCCATAACCATCCACTCTACTTTCTGGAAAAGTTCATCTGCACTCGTAAAGCTACCTTGGTGGTCGATACTAATAACCCTGTCGCCGTCAGTAAGTAGCTCCATAAACCGTTCTTTGAGTTCAACTAAGTTCATATCGGACTTGTCTACAAGTGCTAGGTTCTGTTTAATGTGAATAGAGAGTAGGTTCCGAACAATCTCTTTAGCAGTAGACTCAAGAAGCAGCAGCCCAGGCTTCTCGTTAGTGTGCATCAACCAATGGTAAACCCAACGCATCAAATAACTGGTCTTTCCTATGCTCGTAAGGGCACCAAGTGTTGTAATCTCTCCCTTAGCTGGCCCACCATTCATCATCTTGTTTAGCTGAGCAAACTCAGGTGGGAAAGGGATAACCTCTTCTTCCGTTCCTTTTTCAAAATCTACCCACATATCAGATAGGGTACGTAGATCAATAGGGGAGTGCCGCTCTGCCTTCCAGAATGCCCCTACAAGTTCGTCTTCTCGCTTGGCTTTTACATATTCGTTTGGGTCTTTGAGCATCAACTTTGCTGTATAGCCTTGCCCCGGCTTCAGTAGTTTAAGAGCCTCTTCTGTTGCCTTTCGTCCCGGTTTGTCATTGTCAAGCATAAGGATTACTTTCTCAAAGCTAGTAACCCACTCGTAGTTCCCTTTAATCTGTGCAGCAGTACTGCCTTCTCCGTTAGTAGGGCTGACAACAGCAGTAGTGAACTTAGGATTCTTCATCCTCAGTGCTTGCTGCAAAGACATTGCATCTTCTTCGCCGCCACAAATAACTAGGAACTTACCCCCACCTGAGAACAGAGATTGCCCAAAGAATTCACTGGTAGTCTTATTCTTTCCCTGCACATAGAAGTTTTTCTTCACACAGTCTCGGCTATGGTAGCCAACAAGTTCTCCGTCTTCTGTAACAGGGTAGTGGCGTTTAATCATAGTGCCGTCTTCAGCCATCTCAGACCGAACACCGTATAGCTCAGTAACTTCCTTTCCTACCCGCCGCTCTTTCCATCCGCGCATAGGCAAACTCATAATGTACGTAGGATCAAAATGTTCCACTTCTTCCTCCACCTCACCTAAATTGTAATGTTCTGCGATTTCATTTGGTTTAATGTAACTCTCGCAGGAAAAGCAATGTCCGTCAAATGTTCCATCGGGTTTCTGGTATATAGAGACGGCATCGGAAGACTTACACTTTATGCATGCCTGTTTACCTTTAATACGCTCCCCATCTTCCTTATTCATTCTTTCTCCAGTTCTTCTAGGCTATAGTTCATAAGGTTGTAGTAAACTTTATGGTGCAGGACATCTTTATACTTCTCTGCCTGCTCTCTGACATACCTCTCTTTAGCTTCCCTGTACACTTCCACCGCCTCTTCAGGTGTAGCATACCCACCTAAACACTTCTGTCTGTTATCAACACACAGGCTTGCATAATACTTACCGTCCTTACGGTGCTTAGATACACCCTGTGGGTACTTACCTCTACTCCTAGCACTATTTGTAAGCAGTTTGTTTATTCTATTCGGTACAAAACTACAAAAATCTGGTCCATACACCTTATTACCAGTCACCAACAGGTCTTTATCTAAATGAAACCCTTGCTTATCGTGGTTCGGTTGTTGATAGTACCATTCGGCAAACACTTGGAAGTTGTGCCACTCTTCAGCTACGGTACAGCCTGCGTATGTTGGGTGTCTAGACAATTCATCTGGGTAATAGCAGCGCGTAAACATAGATTTCCACCTGTTATACACTCTTTGTACCTTACCGTCAATCTTTGCTCTACGGGGGCCAATACCATAGTATCCTACCCCTAGGACTGACCGAGAGTACGGATTCTTTACCCAACCCTTTCTGAGATTCCCAGCTTCTACACTAACCTCGCATCCAAATTCATCATCGAATCGAATAACTACGTCTCTAGCACTCCTATACTCAACAACCTCAACTTCATATCCTTCGTTGGTGGTAAATCTATCTCCTACTTTAACCTTTGGCACAGTACACCTCACTCAACTCGTAGATATTCAGCTTTTAGTAGCAACTCATGTGTAATGACGATAAGGTATAGAAACTCTTCACTTCTGTCAACGGTGTTTCCATCTTTGTACTGATCCATGTGGGAGTGGCAGTCGTAACACAAGGCAGCTACAGCAGCATCAGTACACTTCCCTCCCATTCCCTTACCTAGCAAGTGCTGTAAATCACCTGAGTAATGTGCCCCTACAATGGTTCCATCGTCCTTCCCGCAACGTACACACGGAAGTTCAGCAATCCTATTCAGTAGTTTCCTTGACTTGTAAGGATTTCTCTTTTGCATCTAATACTTTCTCCATCACATCATTCAACACATTAAGAGGAATCACCAGACTCGTGCCTGTAAGGTCGCGCATGGTAACTGAGTGTCCATCTGTACGTACCAAAGAAACATCATCAATAAACACCTTTCCATTAAGTATTCTCATGCGGCTTCTCCAGCTTATCAACAATCCATCTGTAGCAATCCATGATTAGCATGTAGATGAATAACCAACCAAAAACATCAACTCCTTCACCGCCTAATTGCAATGCAATAATGAACCCTATTCCGACTTGGATAGCCCTATACTCTGCGTTAAATGTTTTCATTAGGTTTCTCCGGCAAAGGCATCCAATGTGTCACACAAATAGGAGGGTAGATAGCACCGCTAATATCTCTCCATTCCCAGAAGTCCTCATCTACCCATACACGACAGGCAAGCTCGACTTCTTCGTAGGTGTCGTACCAGATAAGCACCCACTCCCCTTGTCCTACAAGTGGATCAGCACATCGTGGCAACGCCTCATCAACTCCAATCCACCTATGGGTTGGTTGGGGTTGGGTGTAAACTTCGCAGTAGTCCATTTCGGTCGAGGCTTTCAACCCCTCGGCTTCTGCGGTGTTAGGTCTAACGGGGGTGTGGTCAAACCATGAAGATTCGCCTATTTCCCTCCGTAGTAGCGCTACCGGCTCCGAACCCCGCCTCTTTTTGGTGCCTATGTGCCGCTCTATATCATCAATGATATACTCCGCTGAATTCCTAATATCATTGATGATTTCTCGCTCAATACCATTACTCATAATCAATAAGCCCCTATAGACGCTTTGCGCTCTGTCTGCGCCCAACTCACCTTCATCTTTGCTGCTTCTCGGTAAGCAGATAGCAATTCAGCGTTATACTTAGCATCCTTATAGTCCTCTAGGCATTCACCATACTCATCCGAGGCACGAGCAGCTAGGCGTTTAGCCTCAACTGCCCCTGTTGTTTGCTCCATGAACTGCATGGCCTCAATCCGTTTCAGCTTCCCCTCATAGAACTTCTCAGCAGACCTAGATTGTGCATATTCTTGTGCTGAATCACGTAGATAGTCCAATGCCTTTTCAACGTCTTCGTCACTTATCATTCACTCTCTCCTTCAGCTTAACCAACGCTTTAATCATAGTGTCAATACTACCTACGCCGATACACACTTGACTCGCGTTAAAGTCTTCAATGTAGAAAACAGCACTATCTTCCTCAGACCAGAAGATAGTATCTCCCGACTTACTGAAGATGATTTCCAGATCATTATCCTCTTCTGCTTCTACCAGATTGATTCTCATGTATATTCTCCTAAAATCAATTATGTACGTTATCTTCAATAAGTTGTCGATATTGAATCCATCTTTTGAAGTTACCGCTCCAAAAATATCCATCTCTGTCAACATGGGTTACACCATCTTCCCAGTCTACTGACATTGGTTTGGCGCAGTGTTCAAATGGACTAGCATGAACAGGTTTACTATTGACAAGCATATCATAAATCTTCTCTGCCTTTTCAATAGAATTATCAAGAAGTCGATAGCTGACTTGAGCACAACAGGAAGCTGAAATCTTTAGTGCCTGCTGTTCCGTCAGTTGTATATACCCATTCTCGTAGTCTCCGTCAACAGGGACAGTGTACCCTAGAGCGTCTGACCAGTCTACGTAAGGGGTGTGCCATACACCAATAGGTAGTTCATTGGGTGTGGAATTATTCATCGCTTCCCACATAAGATCAGCCAACACTTTAATCTCAGGCTGGGCATCCTTGTGCCTACGCAGGTAGAAAAAATTATTCCATTCAGTTGCAGTAACCACGGTGCGAATCATCTGGAACGGTTCAACGATACGGTTGACAATCTGTTTATGATAGCCAGCCTCATCAAACTTCTGCGCCCAAAACACAGCAGCTTTTTTCGCAGCCTCCCACGCCATCTCCCGAGTGATTTTATTGGTGCCAAAATTAGGCTCAAAGTATACAACTAAGTTGTTACATTCTTCCTCTGCCTGCATACCCGGCTGATTCTTCCCCCAATGGACAGGCGTGGCAGGATTATTATTGACAATCTCAAGCATCTTTTTGACAGGGATCGCACGACTACTTGCTGCGTTACGAGAGAAATGCCTGTGAGTATTGAATTCTGGCAAGATAAACCTCGGAAACTCCAATTCGAATGTTGTAATTCTCTTGCCTGCTTCTGAAATACTATCCGCAATAATCTTAGCTTTCATCTGCTACTCCTGTCACCAATGTAAGTGTAAAGTTGAACAATGAAAAGTGTAAAGCCAACATATCATCCTCACGCTCAATAGCTATTGTTGGAATGATAGAGACAAACCATGTTCGCTTATCAATGTATGTACCACCTAATGTAACTCCCCAGTATCTCACAGTTGTCTCCTAAGTTCATTATCGAAAATGCAGAGGTATTCTACCCTACCAACCTCTACGTTGGCAATTGTAATTTTCTCCATTTGCACATAACAATCTGGGCTATCTACTGTCCACACCAAAGGGAAATGCTGTTTGTCACTCAGGTTTTCCATATACCCGAAGTCAATCCAATGACTACCAACACTCCAGTAGTATTTCCTCATATCAAGATAGTGGTCAGCACCGCCATAGAAGTTGGTGATTTTCTTTACGGTGTCGACGCACTCTATAATTTCCGATTCGTTCATAGCCTACTCTCCCAAGGGATAGAACAGATTTTGTTTAAACTGTCTTACTAACTATACATGACACATAGGAGTAGTGCAAGATGTCAGACGACAATCTACCTAAAAAACGTGGCCCCGGCAGGCCGCGAGGCTCACGTAATTTCAAGGGTGTTCAGAAGGCTGGTGTATTCAACCAAGCTAAAAAGCGCAAGGTAATTGAGCTTGTAGAGAAGAATGGTGGTAATTATGCTGCTGCTGCTGCCTCTGTAGGTGTCTCTGCTGCCACAATCAACTACCACGCTAAGAATGACCCTGTCTTCAAAGAACGTCTGGAAATGGCTAAACTCAAGGCATGTGAGGCTGTAGAAGAAGCCATTACTCACCGTGGTATTGAAGGTGTGGATAAAGATGTTTACTACCAAGGTAATGTAGTTGGTCAGGAGAAACAATACAGTGACACATTACTTATGGAACGTGCTCGTGCGCTCATGGGAGACAAATATGGTAAACGGTCACAGGTAGATGTGAACGCGAATGTCACCATTGAATACAAAGCCCGCAGTAAACTCGCGTCCCTTCTCGGTATCGAAATAGAAGATGCTGAATACGAGGAAATTGAAAGCGGGGAATAATCCCCGCCCTACCCTACTCCCAAATATAATCCGCCCACAACTTTACATAAGCAGCTTTAGCTTCAGCCAATCGTACATACTCATCCAAACTGTTTACACGAGTACCTTCCTCATGTGTATCATCCCATACGTAAATCGTGCCGTCAGCATGAAACTCAATCTGAAGACCACTCTCTAGTGCAATAGATCGCAATTGCTGGACTGTGAGTGTAGGTTTTTCTATGTAGGTGAAAAGCCCTTTCCAAAAATCTACTTTCCCACCAGTCACAGGTTTCCAACCATCAACACCACACCATGCATATAAGCAGTCGTCAATTTGTCTACGCCAATGGATCTTATCATTGATGATTCCTGCGTGTGTTGTTCCTTCTGGTGCCTTGCTCCAATCAATTTCCATTGCCTTTCTCCATATCTTCAATCAACCAGTTCAGATACACACGAGCCTTCTTAGCGTCCTCAAGACCGTTCTTATTCCACATACGTGTCATATACTCCCAGCAACGACTCCAGTCGTCCACCTGTATATATGGGATGCCTTCTGGAGCATTATCAAGAATAGCCTTGCGAACATCCTTAACTTCAACGCCCGGAAGTAGTTGATAGTGTTTAGGGTTATTCACCATATCATACTGTTTTTCTTCCATACGCTTAAACTCTTCCTCTTCTTCTGGTGTAACAATGTAGTCTTCTGGTTGAACCTCTTGCCCAATACGTGAAATCTCGTCGGCGGCGATTGTATCATACTCCACAATTCGCCAGTTAGAACGTATATGTGGACAGTTTTTGCTGAATACCGTAGTTCTAATACCCGCATCATGTAGAACATCATAGGCACCGTTTCCGTAATCAAGGAGTACAACATACTTCTTACCTGCTGTGAAATAATCACAACCATTGACTATATCTGCTACAATCTTCATTTGCTTTCTCCTAACTCAAGGTTCACCAGCCTATTATACCCTAGTGCTGTTTCGTAATCAATATATGTCACTGTGTACTCATGCTTTAGTGGTGTGCAAATTGAAACACATCCATCTATTCCGGTCTCCTCCACACGAATACATAAATAGTACCAATCAGGGTGTTGCATGTATTTGTCTTGATCTACATCAAAAAGCTCACCATCTTTGGTTAAGATTATAGGCTGGATGGATATACCTTCACCTTTCCCGCTGGGGCCAAACATTGTCATATCTGTGTGGATATAGTGATATTTGTCTTTAGTTTGAAAACTAACTACAGCAACACCATTTTCCTTAGATGCTCCTCTAAAATCCCATACAACATCTTCAGGTTTTAAGTTGGGATTGTTTGATTTGAATGTATCGACAAAAACTTTCATCTGCTTTCCTCATAGTCGTATGGATAGTTCTCATCGTGAATCTCAAGCATTTGGGCAGTTTTCTCTTTAACATGGTAGGCCAAGGCATAAACTGTTGGGTGGTCGTCGCCAGCCGTTGCCATCAGAGAACGTGCTAGACGCATAGTGATTTCTGACTGCATCCTGAATGCCTGTCGCCAATACACTTCATTCTCATTCATAAACCTCACCATTCGCTTTAATCTCAATTACGCTATCTGCTTTGAAGCTACGATAACCTTTAGACTTAAACTCGTATACTGTAATCAGGTTGTGGTCAGCGTCATCGAATTTTTTGCCCTTACCTGTCACGTACTTCTGTACGCCAAACATACAGTTCATTGTACGCTCAGTACCGTCTTTCTTCAAGAAACGTACAGAGAAAATATGTTTGTCGTCAACAATGTTAAGGATTTCTTCGCGCGTCATGTGTAGTTCCTCCGATGTGGGGTAGCAGGACTATTCCCGCCACCCTTGAGAACTACTTTACTTCAGATTGGATTATGTTGGAAGGAACTCTTTGGAATAAGCAGGGACAACTTTATACCATAGAGTTATACCTGTCTTGTCACAGAAGTTCACCAGTCCATACCAACCTTGTTTGTCAACAGCATTCAGTACATTCTCTGGTGAAGGGAAGAAATTAGCAACGATAGCATCTGAATCCGTTTGTTCAAACAGCAGATTGTCATTAATGTAAACGCTCATTTTTAGCATTTTTATCTATCCTATAGCCTAATGGTGTTTTACGAATTGTTGTGTTTCCGTCAGACCACCTCCATAGCGAGTCACGCCTATAAGTAGTTGTACCGTCAGTATAGTTACCAAGTGCGTCTTTTCTGTACGTCTTATCTCCTATTTCGTATTGGTTTAGAGAGTTAGACATGACTGCTCCCCGCCCTGTCGGGCGAGGCTTCCAACTCGACAACCCGTGCCTTAATCGGTCGATCTCGTCGTCTTGCATCGTTCGGTGTAGTGGTAGGTCACTCATCGCCTGAGCCCTCCTGTGGCGGTTGTGGGGCGGCCTTTACAAGAGCTTTGTAAATTGTCTTCATGCAATTGCCACCAGTTCGCGCCGTGTATTCTCTTGCAGCGGCAACCGCTGCCTTTTCCATCACTTCCGGAAGGTGGTCGGCTGGAACCAACACCCACCCATCAGCCTGGGGCGTGGTGGATAGCAGTGCGTGCGCACGATCCATCATCGCCCTGTGTTTGTATGGCGCGTCTTCATCCACGCTCATTTCGTAGTCGTGCATTGCCTGCACCATTTCCGTCAGACGCTCGCGCCACCCCTCCGGCACGTCAGCCTGCCGCCTTACGCGCTGCAACTCTTCCTGTAAATCTTCAATCTCCGTCTCAAGCTCTGCCGTGCGGTTGTGGTACTCACTACGCAGATTATTAAGCTCGTCTTGGCACTCAAAAAGCTGGCGCCTATAAATGTCGGTCAGACGCTCGCGCCACCCCTCCGGCACACTCCCTTGCTGGGCGGGATGGGGCTGGGCGTTAAGCAGCTCCGCCACATACCCGCGAACCTCACACCAGGTAACATCATCGGCGCCAAATCCCTGCCGGTTCCATTCTTTGAATTTCCGGTATAGCTTGCTGACGATAGGATCAACTGCTGGGTCGCTCCACTTAACTGCGTCAGCACCCTGCCCACTTTGGGCGCGGGCGCACGGAACCTGCCCGCTGTATTCAGCGCATACTTCGTGGTCGTTTCCGTGAAACTCACAGGCGTCAAGCTGTTCTGCCCATTCACAAGCACCCTGAGCGCGGGCGGCTTGCCATGCTTGCCACATATCCGCAAGACGTTCACTCAGATACTCGCCGTCATCGTGAAGGGTAAAGTTACGAATCCGTTTCTCGTTAGCTGCCCACTCTTCAAACTCTT